GTGAGGAGCGCGGCCTGGTGGAAGTTGGTGGACTGCTCGTCCATCACGCAGCCTCTTCCACGAGTAAGGCGGTGATATCGCCGCCCGCGAGAACGGTCGCGAGCGCGGCAAGGTTGTCGTCGTTAGGCCGGACCCGGCCCTTGCGCCAGCGCCAGACCTGATGCTCAGTGGTGCCAATGGCGTCACCGACCTGGCGGTTCGTCATGTCCCTGGCGCGAATCAGAGCGTCGATGTTGCCCGCGATGATGCCGGAAAGACCAGTGGCTTGACTAGGCACAATAAGCATCCTAACATCGCATCGGACGACTAGTCAAGTCCAACCTATGTTCAAGCCCACGACAAACGCTGCGGGGCATGCGAGATTCGCTCTCGTGGCCGCGCTCTACAAGCAGCAACTCGGCGAGGTCATCAAAGCTCGCCGGAAAGAGCTCGGGCTGACGCAGAAGAACGTCGCCGACCGGGCGAACATCGAAGAGCCCCAGACAGTGTCCCGCTGGGAGCGCGGACTGAACAGCCCGACCGACCTCGATGCTGTCGCGCGAGCGCTTGAGTGGACAGTTGACGAGATGCTTCGCCAACTGACCCCGCTCGGCCAGAAAGCGCGACGGGGGCTAGACCCGCACGGGCCGACTCAGCTAGATCGCATAGAGGAGAGGCTTGCGGAGATTTTGCTCGTGCTTAGGCCGCAGTCACCTGGCGAAGTTGCCGAGGAGGCAGCCCGGCACAGAGCAGAGAGGCGGCGCGCAGCCGCAACAGCTCGTGGCGGCAAGAAGGGCTCAGATCGTGCCGCGTGAGCGCGAGGCTTGCAGCATCGGCGATGGTCCCCCAGACCACATCGTCGCCCGACGCCTCTACCGGGATCTTGTGCTTGACCATCGTCTCGCCTCTCCATGTCTCCAACCTGACCAAAGCTCACCGAACCTATGCACTACCTGAACGCTCTGTCAAGCAGGCCTAGAACGGAGGTCCAGCCATGAAGTTCCGCACCTGCACCCTCGCGATCTGTCTCACGCTCGCAGCAGTCGCGCCGGCCTCCGCGGCCAGCAGCGCGATCGGCGACCTCAAGGTCCGCGACATCGGGCAGCACATCCTCTACAAGTTCACGTTCTGCACTCAACACGCCGGGCACGCAACCTTCGAGGCCGAGACTCACACCAACCGAGGATTCGCCCCGACGTTTACCGCCACCGGGGGCGGATACCAACCACGCGGATGCAGAGGCTGGATGATGCGAGTCGATGACACCTTCGCGTCTGGCGTCTGGCAGGGCTGGGTCAACGCCTACATCCATGGCCAGAAGATCAGGAGCCGGTCCTACTACTTCAACGTCCACTGAGCGTGGCGGTCCCGCTGGCCGGACCGCCACAAGGACGGCCCGGCCATTGGGTGTGACCGTCAGATGTGAGGTCCAGCGGCCACCGGAGCACGCTAACACGATCAGACACCGGCTGAGCGACGGCACACAGGCCACGCACCGAACCCTTGCACGCGCATCAACAGCACCGCCCGAAAGATCTGCTCGAGCTTCGATGCCACCGCAGGCGAACCACGCCCACCAACCGCGCGCCAAGAGCTCAGCGTGAATTGGACCCCGCCATAGAAGCTATTGCCGGTCGCGATGTGCCAGCGGCTCGTGGACTCGCACCGAGCGATGGCCTCGAAGGTGCGCCAGTACGGCATGGCGGTGCGGCGCCACCGCTTGTGCTCGACGCGCACCACGCACGCCGGGTTATGGGCGCACGCCCGGCGTGCTGCACGATCGCAGCGGTGGGAGTGGCAGCCAGGGACGTGCGCCGAAGCGATGGCCCCAGAAAACAAAAACGCCACCGCAAGGGTGGCGCAAAGGAACATGAAACGGATCGGGACAACCTCCCCCGTAGGATCGCCCGCCGACTACGCGACGGGCCTATTCAGCCGCCCAGAAACGCGCCCAAATGGGCAGGCTTCTGGGCACGCCGCATCCGCCCCGAAGGGCAGGCAAGAACGACTACAACTCGCCCCACAAGTGAGCGGCCCTGAGCGCATCCAGGCTGCCGCCACGCGCAACCCACAGATCGAGGCCCTGTTGCGCGACCGCGACCTCCGCCCTATTCCCGGTCGGCTTGCTGGCGCGCATCAACGGCACGATCCCGCCGGTATGGACGTTGCCGTGACAGTTGCGACACAGCCACACGCCATCAGTGATCCACACCGGTCCGTAGACCGGGTCGACAACCGGCGTCACATCCGCCGGATGCCAAAACCGTCCCCACGCACGGGGCACAAGATGGTGCCATTCGATCATCAGCGGCCGAGGCGAGTGGCGGCGATGCAGCGAGCAGTCCGGCTGCGCGGCCACTACAGGCGCCGCGCGAGGAACAGCACGAGCAGCACGAGGATCACGATGATCAGGACGGTCTCGATAGACACGGGCCCTTCTTTCAGTAGGTGCCGGCCAGGCTGATGCGCTGCGCCCTGGCCGCCTTGTGGATCACGGCGTTGCGGGCGCGCAGGATCTGGCAGTAGCCGCCCAACCGGGGCTTGCCACCCGCGCCACCCGTCGCGCACAGGTTCTTCGCGAGACGCTTGTGCGTCACGAGATGCCGGGCGCGTAGCCGGCACGTGGCGTTGCATGACGCCAGCGCGACGTAGTGCTTCAGCGTCCCGATGACCGCATTGAGGTCAAGGGGCTTGATGTCGACGTGGCCGCCCGAGCACGGGCCGCCCATCCAATGCGTCACGATCCCCGACCGTGTCGGCGAGCAGTCCGACACGCCACCAAGCCGCAACGGAATGCCATAGCGGCGGTGGATCTCGAGGTATATGCGTGCGAGCTCGCGGTACCCTCCAGCGCGGAGGTAGGGCGGGTTGCCCTTCCCCGCAACCTCAATCGAGATGCCTGTGCTGTTGGCGCCTGCTTCGGTCCACGCCTTGTAGCGCAGCGGCACGTTGTAGTCGCAGTTGCCGTCCTTGTCCATGTTCAGATGCCACGACACCGCGGCACTCGGCTGGTTGCCGAACGCGGTCAGGCCGTCTACGTCCGCACGACCGCCGGGAAGGTCGGGTCCGGCTGTGTAGTGCAGCCAGAACAGCGACGGCTTGGCGTTCCCGCTGCGGGCGGACCAGTTGGTCGTGAAGAACCGTGTCCGGCAGCCTGGCATCGAGTCCGCGGCGAACGGCGCTTGGAGTTGCGCCACGGGCCCGACAATGGGGCCGCTGAGCTTGGGGAGGTTTGGCTTCTCGCGGGGCTTGAGATCATTCGTGCCACGCGCCGCGCCTACAGCAAGCGTCGACGCCACGCTCCGGGCTGACTGCGTGACCTGAACCACCTTCGTCGCGGTCGGTGTCGTCGCTGTGCCATGCACAACGATCGCCGCGGGCGGCGTAGGAACCGTGGCCTGCGCACCCACCCGGACCGTGACGTGGTGGTCGGGCGTGACGGCGATCGTCACACCAGCCGCAAGCACCGCCGCCAGGAGGGCGGCGAGGACGTGCGACAGCTTCGACATCCCGAGCGCGGCCTTGACGCGGTCGACGCGACTCAGCGGCGCGGGCGTCTTTGCCGGGGCAGGCTTCTTCGGGCCACTAGGTGGCTTCGGTGCAGCAGGCATGCGGCCTCCTTTAGAGGCGTAGAAGTGCTACGAGGTCGGGACGCAGGTAAAGCTGCCCGGCACGTTCGGGTCGGGCGTGCATTCCAGGGTGCTCGGCGAACTCCCCGCCGGGCCCTGCGGCCCTGGGGGACCCTGCGCGCCATCGGCACCAGGTGGGCCCGTCGCGCCCGTGCTGCCGGCGCACTGGTTGTGCTGATCGCAATACGCGGCGACCGCCGCGGCTACCTGGTCATCGGTCGGGCCGAGCCCGGGCGCACCATCGCTGCCGTTCTTGCCGTTGACACCAGGAGTCCCGTCCTGGCCAGCCAGGCCCATGAAGCCACGCGGACCAATACCACCCGGGGGGCCCGGGGCACCGATCTTGCCATCCACACCGGGCACGCCGGGCAACCCCTGCTTGCCTTGCAAGTACCTGACGATGCGGCCCGTGTTGCGCTTCCCGGCAGCGATCTGTGTCGTGTTGCGATTCGCCTGCGCCTGGACGTGAACCGCTTTCTGTTTCGCGATCTGCGCGATCTTGGCGGCGAGGTCTGCCCGGTCTCGCTGCGCCTGATCGGCGCGCACATACAGCACCACGCTCAACAGCAGACCGACTGCCGCGAGTAGGAGGGCGGCGGAGATCATGATCCGCCATGGCCTTGCGAACGTCCTGTAGGACACCATCTTGGGCGGCGTCATCGGATGTGTCCCGCCAACAGGCCAATGGCAGTGATGACGAGCGGCGTTGCGGTGAGAGAAATGCCGATGAACCACTTTCGGTCGCGCTTGCGTTCGACAGCTGCCGCACGCTGCTCTTCGGCCTGCGCTCGCTGCGCGGCGGCCAGGTCGTTGCGCAGCCCGACCGACGTTGCCGCCAGCTCGTTGCGCAGCCTGTGCAGGTTGTTGCGGCTAGCGGTGACATCCTCAGCGACGTTGCGCAGATCGACTTCGAGGACCGCGACCTTCTCGACCATCACGAGGATGCGCTGAAACTCGGCGTAGAAGGCGTCGAGGCGAGCATCGGGCCAACGCTCACCAACGGTCGGCATCGCGCACGATCACAAGTGCCCGCTACCCGCCCGCGTTCGCGCCGAGCTGCTTGAGCAGCCCCGCAAACGACCGGCCCGCACCCGTAACCTTGCCCTCCGTGTAACTGCCGCCCTGCGCCCGATTCGCGACCGGCAAATACCCGCCCTGCGGGCCGCCAGCCCACCCCGTCTCGATCGCGCCATTGCCGGTCGCGATGACATCCCCGGCCCTGACCGTTTGGCCGACCTTGACATGCGGCGTAACGAGCTCGGAGACATACACGTACTTGCCTGCGTGCGGGCCATTGGCGAGCTGGTAGACGATGTAGGGCTGGCCCTTGTAGAAGTTGTGGCTGATGTTGACGACCTTCGCGTCACCGATCGCGCGGATCGGGCCCTGGATGACGGGGTCGACGCCCTCATCGACTCGGCCGGGGCCCTTGAGAGAGGAGCCGAACGGGTTGACATAGCCGCCAGAGCCGCCGCTTGGCGCGCCTGGGGTGGTTGTCGTGACCTTCCGGGCAGCCGTGTTCTTCAACCCCGGCAACTGCGTCGCAAGATTCAGCAGGGCGTCGGTGTTGTCCGGTCCGCCCTGCCCAAGGAACTGGGAGATCAGGGCGGACCGTTGCGCCGACCGATCCACGCCCGGCACCGTCTTGGTCGATGTCGTCGGACCAGAGGCCGGGGCACCCGCAGCACCGCCGAGCAAGCCCTGGGCCTGCCCACTAACCGCCTGATAGCGACCCCTGTACTGCGCCGCCGGCCGCTGCACAGCCGCCGCCAACGCGCCAGCCGTCCCGTACTTCGCGGCCAAAGCGTCAGCCTCGTTGTAGAACCGGCCGATGCTCGCATTGAGATTCGTCGGGTTCGGATACAGCGACGCACGCTCCTGCCGCCACCCGGCGCTATCGCCAGTCCCGCCCGACGGGTTGCTCAGGTTCGACTCAACGATGCCGGTCTCGACAGCAGCCTTGACCTTCTTCGGCGACTCCCCGCGGCTGTGACCAACCGCCAGTATGCGAGCGAGAATCTGGCGTTGCTGCGGAGTCAAAGTGTTGCCTGAAGCCATCAGCCGCCCCACCCGCTACTCGAAGACTTTGCCGACGTGGCCGGACTGCCCCACCCGCTCGATGACGAACTAGATGAACCGCCCCACACGCTGCGGACAGCTTTCTTCTTGCCCGTGGTGTAGAGCGGGACCTTGTCGCCGCGCTGCCCCGACAGCTTGGTGATCGTCGCCTTAATGTCCTTCTGCTCCAATGCCAGCCGCCGATACTCAGCGGTCGCATTCGCGGCCTTGACGCCCTGCTGATTCAAAGCGCCCATCTGTGCGGTGACCTGATTGAGCTTCGGATACAGCGCCTCGATCATCGCGCCCGCCGGATCAAGCGGCTGCGCCTTCACGCCAGTCAGGCCACCGATGATCTTCGCGACCTCGCCCTGCCCGCGACGGTTCGTGCCCGACGTCGTGAGCTGCTGAAGCAAGTTCGGCAACCCCGGAATCGCCTTGGCGAAGTAGTCGCTCTTGCCGTTCCAGCCCCACACCTTGCGGCCGGTCTTCTTGTCGAAGTAGTCAGGGGTGATGCCCAACTTCTTGGCTAGGCCGCGATCGTTCTTGTAGATCGCGCTCACCCAATCTGGTGCAGCAACCAGTGGCCGCTGCTGGTTTTGGATGTCTGACCGGAAGAAGAAGCTGCGATTGGCGTACAGCTCGGCGGGGTCCTTGATGATCGGGCTGAGCATCCCGGCCGCGAACTGCGACAACTCGCTGAGGTACGCGCCGGCGTCCGCCTTGGTCGGGATCTCGTTGAGCAACGTCAGCGGCAGCGAGTCCGACAGCACCGTCTTGACGCCGCCAAGCTTCAGGATGAACGGCGCCTGCCGGGCCTCATAGCCCTTGAGGTTGTTCTGGTCCTGCTGGAGGTTCAGGCCGGTCGCGAGCGATGCTTCCTCACGGGCCTTCTCGATGTTCGCGAACTTGCCCGGCTTGGTCACCAGCGCCTTGGCGTGGATCGGCAGCGCCCGTGCGGAGAACGTGTAGAACGGCGCGACCCTGCGCATCGTGGTCCGCTCGAGCTTCGTCAGGTCGCCATAGTCGATGTGGGTGTTCAGCGACAGGTCGGCCGCCTCGCTGGGCTTCAGGCCGCTGTCGAGACCGTGCTTGTACGTCGCGAGGCGCATCAGGTCTTCCCGGTTTTGCATCCACCGGTTCACACGATGGCCGGCCGCGGTGGCCTTGCCGCCGATCCTGGTGGTGCGGCCCATGCCCTTGCCCTGCTCGCGGAGCTCGCGGCCGATGTAGCCGGAGCGGATGACGCCCTGCTTCTGTGCCTCGGCCAGGAAGTCGTCGACGTTGCGCGGCTTGCCGGCGACCTTGATCGTCGCGTCGGTGAGGGCGACGGGCCTGAGCGTCTTTGATTCCGTGACCTCAACCTTGTTGAGCCGCCGGACGGCGCGGCCGGCTTGGGCGACGTTGACGGGCATCCGGTGGCCCGGCTGGGCGAGGTAGCCCATCTGGGCATCGCCGACGAGGTTGCGGGCATGAAACCCCGGGGTCATCGTGGCGATGCGCTTGAACGCGGCCTGGCTGCGATCAAACGCCATCCCCGTCGCGGTGCGATCGGTCTGCGGAGCGATGTTCGCGAACTCCCGCTCGACCGTCCGCTTGTCCAAGATCACGTAGCGGCCCGCACCCGTTGACTTCGGGATCGCACTCCCATCCAGCTGGGTCAACTCACGCTGGCCGCCCACGTCGTGGTAGTGGAAGATTGCCTCTCCATCCTTCAAGGCCACATCGCCATTGCGGTCAGCGATCACCGGCCGCCCGATATCAGCGAGGCGCTTGGCGAGGTTCTTCGCAGCGACGGCCTTCGCGGTGCCCGCCATGTATTCGCCGTGAACCAGCGGAAGGTTCGTCGAGAATGCCGACTCCCCGCCAGCAAGCCGCTCAGGATTCTGGACACCGATCGGCCGCAGATCCGTTCGGGACTTCGACGACGACAACCGGACCTTTCTGACCCCCTTCGTCTGCGGGGTGATCCCCACGTCATGTAGTGCCTGGCCGGGCTTGACCTCATCGGCGAGGGCGTGCGGGAAGTAGTTGACGGCAGCCCCCGGACCGGTCGCCTTAGTGATGTCTCCCTCCGTCACGCCTGCGCGGGCTCGCACCCGTTTCGCCTGCCGCAGCGAGTCGCGCACCTGACGGGCCGGCTCCTGAAGATGCGCGGGGAGCGCGCCGAGCTTGTTGGTCTCGACCGCGTTGATGACGTTCTCGTACTGGTCCTTCGGGACCAGCTTCTTCAAAGCGCGGGCGTGACGTTCGGCCTGGGCCATCCCGACACGCGCCTCCGCACGGGCCTGGCGGCCAACCTGGCGGACAGCGGTGTGCTCGGCCTGAGACTCGCCCGCCCTGGCGAGCTGGGGGCGCACATCTCCTGCGATGTTGCGGACGCCGGCACCAGCCGTCTTGACCTTGTCGGGTGCTTTGGCAGCGACCTTCTTGGCAACCCGACCAACGGCGGCGGTGCCTGTCGTGACGCCCGGCACCTGGTGGCCAGCCATCTTGATCGTGATGCCATTGCCGGGCTTGGCGCTGGCAGCAGCCTTTTTGGCTGCCGCCCTCGCGACGGTTTTGACTCCTGCCTCGCTCATACCCGCGCGCTCAGCCTTGCGGGTCACGCTCAGAGCGGCCTTCTCGGCAGCGGCACGCTCAACACTCGACGCGCCCCCTGTCACATAGGTCGTCGGGTCAAGCCCCACGTCGAGACCGAACCCGACAGCACCGGCGACGCCCTTCGGCACCCCGGCCTTGGTCAGCACCTTGCCGAACGTGTAGGGCTTGTTGTGCAGCAGCCCCTCCGTGAAACCGTGCGTGCCTGAGGTTGCGAGCCCGGCGATGGCATGGATCGGACGTGCGGTCTGGTTGAGGATGCTGAGGACGGGGGCGCCCATCCCTGCGCTCTGCGCCCGGAAGTCCTCGGCGCCCTGCTTATCCGGGCTGGCCATGCCGCCCTTCTTCGGGTCAAGCACGACATGACGGTCCGGCAGGATGTCGCGATGATGGATATGCACCACCGAACCGTCCGGCTGCACCCTGAGTTCGTTGGCGATGTTGAGGATTTGGGCGGCCTTGATCCCCGCCACATCAAACGGCTTGCCGCTCAGGGCGGAGTGAACGGAGTCGCGGGCGTGCTGCACATAGGCGTGGGCCTGCACATGCCCATACCCCGGGCCCGAGCTCGTCGCGTCCGTCTGCCTAGCCGGGGCGGCAGCAGCGACTTGGCGCTTGTAGACCGCTGTCTTCTTGAACGTGGTGGCCTGCTTGGTTCCGTAGTCGCCGCCGGAAGACTGAACGTCGGTCACGGGCGCCCGCGTCGGCGTGACTTTCCTGATCGCGATCTTTGGCTTGGCGATGGGTCCGCCGCCCGACGCGATCTTGGCCACTACGCGGGCCCTCCGGGACGGCCACCGCTCGGCATCGTTGCCGGGGTGAGGACCTGGAAGTTGCCGTTGACGTGAACGCCGAGGGCGTGCGCGTTCTTGACGCCCCACGGTCCGAGGCCCTTACCGCCGTTCGATGCCAACGACCGCGCGACGTTGATGACTCTGGGGTCGATCGCTTTCTTCAGCGGGTTCTTGCCCGTCGTGAGCATCTGGTTGATCTGGTCGAGCGTGAGCGGCTTGCCGTTGACGACGGGCGGCTTTTGGAAGTAGCCGGCGACGGTGTTGATCTGTGAGAGGTAGTCCTGCTCCTTCGACCGGGTCAACGATCCCGGGCCGCTCGCTGGCTGCCCGGCCGCTCCCGGCTTGACAGCCTTCGGCGGACCGGTCGGCGGGAAGTAGCCATGCTTGTTGTAATAGGCCAGCTTTGCCTGGTCGGTCGGGCTGGACGTGCCAGGCAGGTACCCGTACTTCTGAACGAACTTCGTCTCGACTTGGGTCTTCGCCGTCGTCGCTTTCGTCTGCCCGGTCTGAGCGATCGTCTTCTGCGTTGTCGCCGCTGTAGACCCGATCTGCTGGGAAGTCAACGCGTTCTCCAACGCCGTCTTCGCCGCATTGCTCAGCTCGGTGTCGCGGTAGGTCTGCTTGAACGACCCCTTGTCCAGCAGCAGTTGCCTGAGTGCGGACTGCGTGACGCCCTGAGCCTCGAGGCCCTGCTGGCTGGCCGTGACCTTGCGGTTCCCCAGGGCGGCGTTCTCGTTGGCGCCCTGCGAGGCGAGCATCGCACCGAACGCGCCGGTGACGTCGTTGCGAGTGTTCGCGGCGTTGTGCGCCTGACCGGCTAGGGCCGGGTCGACGGTCGCTCCGCGCTGGGCGGCGCTGGCGGCCATGTCTGACTGCTGGCCAGCCCATTGCTGCTGCGCGGCGTTATTCAACCCTTGCTGGAGCCCTGTGACCGTCTGGTTGGCCCCCGCGTAGTTGGCCTGCTGCTGGGTCTGCGCCGCGGCAATGGCCTGCTGGTACTGGCTGAACCAGTCGTTGGTGCGGGCGGGCTGCGCCTGAAGGTTGCGCTGCGCGTCGCCGTACTTCAGGTTCGCCGCGGCGTTCGTGTCGGACGCGAGCTGTCCGGCGGTCAGGCCGGGCGCGACAAGCTGGGCGGCAGCAACAGCCGCACGAGCCTGCTTCGGCGTCGCTTTGTTCGGTGACGCCTTCGGAGCGAGCGCCTTCTGAATCAGCGCCTTGGTATGCGTCGAAAGCTGGGCCTTCTGGCCGGTGACAACAGGTTGAGCCATCGTTACCCCCTCGGGACCGTTATGCCGGCCTTGTTGCCCTTGACGAACGCCTTCGCGCCCTTGATGACGTTGCCCTTGGAGTCAACGAAGATGAACGCGCCGGTCTTCGGATCAACGCCCGAGACCTTGATGCCGGAAGCCGCTTCCTGAGCGTACGGAATGTTCTTGTACGTCACTGGTGTTGCGGGGGTTTGGGCGGCCGCAGCGATCGCGTTGCCCTGCGCGTCAAGACGCTGCTGGCCGGCGGTCTGGTTAGCGGAAAGGTAGCTCTGAAGCAGGCCGCTTATGTCACTGCCAAACCCACTCAGCAAACTGTTCTGGCCCTGCTGAAAGTTCGAGGTGTCCGTGTTCTGCGCGTTCTGAAAAGCGCCCGAGTACAGCTGGCCTTGGGCGGCGAGCCGGTTGCTGTCGCCCCTCGAGGACTGCGTGTACGCCTGCTTCAAAAGGGCGGCGCGGCTGAAGGGGTTTGAGGTGTCGTCGATCTTGAGGTCGGAGATGCCGCTGATCGGATCGCCCGAGTAGCTGATGCCGTACTGCTTGCCGAGATCGACGCCCCGATTGATGATCGATGCCTTCGTGTCACCGAGCCCCTGGTTGATCCCGCTGACGATGTTCTCGTAGGGCGCCGTATCCCACGAGGTGTCAGGGCCCGGCGCCGTGTACGGCGAGACCGGCGCGGACGGCTTTGGTGCCTTCGGTTTCGCGACCTTGACAGTCCTTGCGCCCCACGTTCCGGCGCCATAACTTGGAATAGCCATCACGCCTCCTATGCCTCGGCCCGGAAGTGAATGTTGCTCAGTTGGATCTCGGTGTTCGTGACACCGCCGTCGCTCTGGACATAAACGTCACCGTTGGCCTGAACCCTTCCGTACCCGAAGGCCGATGCAGACCCAGTCCACCCACGAACCGCGAACGTCGTGTAGTCGAAGGCCGGCCGATACCCCACGGGCAGAGTGAAAACCACTAGCCCGAGCGTGCCGTTCTTGATCTCACCCTGAATATGCACCATGCCGAGTGGGTCCTTGAAAAACCGTGTCGGCCAGCGCCCGGCCGCGCCGGTGTTCACCCACGAGTTCTGAAACGCCGGGGCACCCGCAGCACCAACAACAACCCATGGCGAGTAGCCGACCTGCGCGCCGACAGCAATCGCGAGCGCATCGAAATTCTGCTGGATGCGCGACTCCAAACTGTCCGGCTCGACCGTTCCCGGCAGGTACGGGAACGGCAGCGGCAGGGCCGAGCCGGTCACGGAGCACCCTCACTGAGCCCCGCCTCCATGTAGCCATGCAAAGCCAGCGTCACCTTCTCAACACTCCACGGGGCCGTCCCCGAGATCTGCCAACTGAACGCCCTGGCTTTCACCGCCGTCCTGTCGCGGGCTTGCGCGACCTGCGGCGCGCTCCCCAACGTCAACGTCCGCCCGGTGGGGAGGCTTGCGGGCTGAACCCACCCGCCCGACAGCGTGTAGCTGACCACGCCTGATCCGTCGACCATGCTCTCCCGGACGATCTTCTCGACGCCGTGAATACCACTGCGGAGGTTGCGGCCACGCCAGTCAAACGGAATGAAGCTCGACCGGTACCGGGCCGTGATCGCGGTCCCCGCATCGGTCGTGTAGGCGTTGGGGGCCCACTGGCCGATGTCGTTGGTGCCCGTCGCGTAGGTGAACAGCAGTGTTGCGGGCTGCGACAACGTGGCGGCCATCGCGCCCATCGGGATGTCCCACAGCAACCACTGGTTGCCGCGCGGATCGAAGACGAGGGTGTGGTCGTTCGTGGCCGATGAGCCGAGCGCCAGCCCGATGTAGAGCCGGCCGCTGAACCAGGCCATCGAAGCCTGCGCAAACGCCGACGGATTGACCGTACCACCCTGAAAGTACGGTGAGACACCACCAACGAACAGGGCGTCGACCGGGTCGCTGACCCGCACGGGCGGCCCGCCGTTGGTGAAGTAGATGCCGCGACGGTCAAGGAAGTACACGCCATCCGGCGCCACAGCCGTAGCGAGCGGAGCAGCAAGGCCGGCCCCGGTGACCTGCCGGTAGTTGAAGACGGGCAGCCCGGTCGAGTCTGAGCCGTTGCCATAGAAGACAAAGAACTTCGAGCTCTTGAACACGAACGTCAGGTTGCGCCAGCTCGCGATGCCCTGAATGTCCTCGTTGTCGCCCGGGGTGAGGTAGGCGTACTGGTTGGCGTTGGCGGCCAGGCCGCCAGATGTCCCGTTCCAGACCTCGGGAAAGCCGGGATCGGAGAACACGACAAGGGAGGTGGATGCTGTCGCGCCTGAGCCCGTCGGGATCGTTGCGATGTTCGCTGCGACCAGCCGGTTGTCCGGTGTCTGGAGCCCCACGAATTTCGCTTTGGGCATTCCGGAGGGTTGGCTGAACGTCGTGCCGACCAGCTTGCGGATCGTTGCGCCGCTGTTCGCGATGTAGGTCGCGTTGACGGTCGGTGATCCGAACGCCGCATAGTCCGACTGCGTGTCGCTCGCGGTCGCCAACGTCGCGGCGACGGTCCCGTCCGCGGCGATCGCATCGAGCCGTGAGCCCGAGGCGCCCGCAACAAGCGTATTCCCGGCCGGCGTGTAATAGACAGTGACCTGAATCGAGTCGACGTTGGCTACCACCGTCCCGGCGCCGATGCCTGTAAGCGCCGCGAACTCAACGCCGAAGGTCGCACCATTGATGTCTGCCGGTGTCCAAGTCGCACCCCACAGATCGCTCGCCGCACCATAGGCAGGGTCCGATGTTCCGATCGGCCAATTCGCCCTCGACGACCCCTCGTTACCGGTCAACACGCCCGCCTTCAGAAGACGGACCGAGGAATCAAACACCAACGAATTGGCCGTGTTCCGACGGACGGTCACGGCAATGCCGTTGATCGTGGCCGAGGTGGGGATCGCAAACCCGAAACTAGTCGCCTTCAGGTAATGCGAAACAGCGTTTGTAAGTGTCGCGGTGGCATAGTTGCCGTCGTTCGCTGTGATGTTGCCCGGGTTGGCCCACGCCACCGTGCCGATAGCGGCGTCGTCCGCGCCAGTCCCAGCGAAGTGCGTCACCGAAGAGACGGACGTCGGTCCGGCCAACGGAAAGATCGAGTCATACCGAGTCGCGCCCGCCGCAGCCGTCACCTTCAGATACCCGTCACGCGACCGCACACGACCAGGACGATCCAGGTCGACGTTTAGCGCGTCAAGCGCGCCACCGGTTGCGTCAGCTGCACTGCTGAGGTCCAAACCACCGAAGTCGTCGAACGCCACGTTAAATAACGGAGAAATCAGGCATCCCTCCACGATTTACCATTGCGGATGGCATAGATGCACTCGCGGGTCACGCCATACCGTTCGCTCAACACCTTGGCATCGTCGTCGCCGTGCTTGATGAGACGAGCGTCCTCAAGTGTGAGGACCGTGTTCTTGCCACGGCGAATGTTCTCGGTCTGCGTGACCGCTTCCAAGTGGTCCGGGTTGACGCAGAGGCGGTTGCGGCACAGATGGTCGACCTGAAGTCCGGCCGGCGGCTCGCCATACGCCTGGACGTAGTACCAACGATGGATACCCCACATCTTGCCTGCGCGGCCAGCCATCCCATAGCCGCCTGAGGTCGCTCGCTGCCACACCCAACACGGCGTTTCGTAGCCGCAGTCCCGTGCGATGTACTCAGGCGTCAGCTTGCAGTTGTGGCCTTGAACCCACTTGCGTGGCTCGCCCTTATGAAGTCCACGGCTGCGAGTCGTCCGCTTGTTGACGCTGGTCTTCTCGCCGCATCCGCAGTGGCAGTAGCCGTACGGAACGGTAGATTCCCGATCGCTCATGAGGCTTGCTCCTCTTGGGCCATGCCCCCGGCGATTCAGGTCGCGCGGGGGCGCTTGATTTGTCCTCTCATTCTCGCAGGCTGAGGGGACGGTGAGGCTCACCAGTCGCCACTAGCCCCAGAGATGAACTGGCGGCCACCGCTGCCCTGCGAAAGGATGTCCCACTCCCGCATCCGCTCCACCACCATGTCACCAGCCTGCTGCGCAACCTGCGCCTCATCCGGCACATTCGATTCCCGAAACGCCAGCATCGCCGCGTAATCCACGATCGCCATCCGAAACCGGTCAGGCATCAACGGCACATCCGTCGAAGCAACCATGTCCGGACTCACCCTGGTGTACCGGACCGTCAACGTCACGCCCGACACCGGAAAGGCATTCACCGTGTTCCCAGCCGTCACGAAATAGAACGCCGGAACGCTGCCCGTCAACGACAGATCCGCATACCTGTTCGTCACATCGCGCCGCGACACGAACTCCAACGGATTGAGATTGGTGACATCGGTCACCGTCTCGATCCGGCCAAGATCCGACACCGTCACCGGGGCCGTCCCCGTAGTCGAAGCCTGGAGGTACTGCCACGACTCTGCGTCATCCACGATGTGCATCGCCGTGTTCAGGAACGTCGTTGCGCGCGTCAGCCCAGCGCCCGACGACATGAAGTCGAAACCTCGCGCGAGGAGCAACGTCTGGAGGTCGCTGAGAGCGAGAGCCATCAGGCCGCCTTCTTCGCCCCACGCTTACCAGCCGCATTCTGGCTCCAGGGCGTGTCGCGGTTCATGCTGACCTGCGTCTCCGACACCGCCCGCCAACGTTCAAGCGCCTCCGCCCGCCGCCCCTCACGAACCCCGACCTTGCGTCGCTCCTCCCGCTCAGCCTCAGCCCGCCTGATGCGTTCGCGCATCCGCTCGACACGCACATCCTGCAAATCCATGCCTTGCAACTGCTCCAACAACTTGCCCGGGGGCTCCATCAACGCCCGGCCCTCCGAGTCCACGATCGGCGTCACCGACATCGGCGCGCCAGGATTCGCCCGGAGCAAGTGATACGCCCCCGGCACCAGAGGTGTCCCGATGACCAGCCAGTCCGGGCCCTTGACCAGCCGCAAAAGCGGGTCAAGACGCTCGAGCTCCCGGTTCCATTTCGCGCACGTCGCATCCTCATGCGTCGCGTTACGAATCGCCTGAGCGAACTGGGCGGTGTTCTCTCGATGCTCCCGCTTGACCTTCGGCGGCACCCAAGCCCGGGCCACGCCTAGAAGCCCTCGAAGCGGATGCGGCCCGAATACGCCGACAAGTCCGTCGCGTTCGCGACCTCCACCAGCTTGACCGGGGCGCCAGTCGTCGACTGATACGCCGTCAGCTTCCCTGCGGCGATGGAGTAGTGGACCAGGACGCCGTCGGTGCGGTCGGTCTTGACGAACGCGCCCTCCGGCAGCGCAGACGTGATCTTGTGAAGACCAACATCGCTGGCCACCAGTGCCTCACCCCCGGTCGGGTAGGAGCTGGTCAGCGTGACGGTGCGATACCGCACCCGCTTGTTGGCGTTGGTGTAGTCGGCGTCAGCAATCTTTGCGAGCGTGACGGGCATGACGTGTCCCCCTTAGAGACTCGGTTGAGTACCACCGTGGTGGTGAACGGGCGCCCCCACCCTGTGTGGGGGCGCCTTGCTGCGGTTAGGCAGTCAGGCCGGTGGCCGCTGCGCTCGTGTTGCGGCGACGGCAACCCACCTGCACCGGGTAGACCACGGCGTCCTTGAACGTCGTGGTGTCCGCCTGCCAGCGGGTGCGGCCGCCGGACCCCTCGATGTCGCTCGCCCAGGTCGGGCCGCCCATCGCGCCCGTGATCCGCACGAAATCCGACAGGGTCAGGCAGTACCAGTCGCTGTCGAGCACGTCCGGGAACGCGTCGACGGTCATGCCGTTCCACTTGACCGTGTTGACGCTGCCGGCCGTCGCCTCGGTGTCACTTGAGAACCGCACCTGGTTTTGCAGCAGGCTGTAGAAGTTGGCCTGCTGCTTGAGGCCGGTCCACACATCGGTCTGCGGCTTGCCGGACTGCTGCATCACCGAGCGCTGCAACGTCAGCGCCAGGTCGAGACTGAACACCGTGGTCGTGGTGTCCCTGCTCGCGGCCTGCCAGAACTCCTCGCCGGCCGTTGCCGGGTTGATGCCACCGACCGCCCCGGACGTGTTGACGATGTTGCGAAGCCCGTTGATCTCGGAGTTCGCGGCCGTCGCACTGTTCGGGTTGGCGATGTACACCGCATGGGTGTCTGCCGTCGTCGACACGGACGTGCCGATCGTGATCGTCGGGGTTGCCGCGACCGCCGAAATGGCGGACACGGTCGTCCCGGTAACCACCACATCGGTATCGGCCGTGGTGCCAATGTCGATCAGCGACCCGACGCCCAGCCAACCGCGGACCAGGGCGTCATACCCGTACCGGGTGCCGGACGGTGACGCGCCCAGCACCACCGTGGTGCTTGACGACGTCGTGCCGCACAGCGCGACGATGCCGTCACCGTTCGTCATCAGCTGCCGGGTGCACTGGTGGCGGACGTTCTCGACACCGTTCTCGATCTCGAGATCCTTCGCGGCAATGACCGACTGGGCGTTGTTGCCGCCCGCCTGCACCAGCGCAGACGTGTCGAGCGCCACGCTCAGCCAGTGATAGACCAGGGTGTAGGTCGCCTGATCGACGCCCTGTGACCCTGCGGTGTTCAGCGAGCCGCCGCCGGCACCGACCGACGTGTAGCCGGCGAGGTTGCGGCTCTTGTGGATCGGCACCTGGGCCTGCTTGCCGATCATGGTTCCCTTCGTCGCTTCGATCCGTGCGAGCGGACCGTTGCCGGACTCGAACTGGTTGACGAGCTGGTCGTCGGTCCAGCTCTCCTTGAGCACGCTCAACAGCGTGGTGGCGGTCTGAGCCATCGTTTCCTCTTTCTGTGTGGTTGACAGCCCAGACAGCTCGGTTAGGAGTCGTCTAGCTGCGCGAGCATGTGCGCGACTCGGCCCTCATGTGTGGCTCGGTCGGGCGTCTGGGTTCCGGCCGCCCCGTTGGGGGTGACTCGGTGGGTGGTGCGCTTGGTCTGCGCCCACTTCTGCTGGTCGGCCTCCCGGATCTTCTCCAGCACGCCATAGGCGTCACTGACCGGAGGGAGACCGTTCGCGCCCGCCGGCATCGTCAGTGCGATGCCGATGACCGCGTTCTGCTCCTCCTCCGACAAAGGAGCGCCGCGCTTCTCGCCGAGAGCAGTGAACGCGGAAGCAACATGGGCTTCGGCGACAGCGAGTTGCTGCTGCTGCTCGGACTGGGTCTGTGACTGCTTGAGAGCCTCAAGCTCCTGACGGAACTTGGTGAGCTCGGCAGCGGTCGGATCGTCGGGCAGTTCCGGGGTCTCGTCCTGAAGCTCGATGCCGCGCTTGGCAAGCAACTGCCGCAGCGCCTCATCGTCACTTTCAAGCCGTTCCCATTGCTGCTCGAGCTCGGCGCGCTTCTGGCTCTCCCTGGTTCCCCAGGACTGGGCCTCCTTGTAGCGCTCCTCCCAGTTGACCTGCTCCTGGGTCTCCTGCGTGGCGTCGGTCCCCGGTGCGGGGGTGTCGACGACTGCGGCCTCGTCGGCCGTCGTGGTCTCATCGCTCATGCGAGAGCCTTTCTGTTGCGGCCAGTCCCGAAGGGTGTTGGCCTGGATGAACGCAAGGACCCGTTAGGGGTGTGTCTCGCGGTACTGCAAGCTGTTAGCGGGCGGCCGGAACCGTGGACGAGCCGGGAAGACTCGGCATGCCCTTGACCTGTGGCCGGGCGGCGTTCTGCGCGCCCTGAGCCATCGCGATCTGGTTCTGCTGCTCAAGCTGCTGCTGAGCGCGCTGCGTCTCAAGCTGCTGGATGCCAGACCAGACGAGGTTGCCGACCTCCTGGCCCTCGGGTGGCAGGCGCTCGAACTCGTCGGTTTTCATCCAGTCGCCGAACACGCTCTTCCACACCGCAAGGTTGTCGACCGGGGACGGCATGAACGACGGCGCCTGCTGCTGAGTGCCATCGGGCATCGTGTCCGTCCGGTCAGGCATCTGAAGGACGGAGCCGTCCTTGATCTTCTGGATGACGTTGTTCGCACGGCTGACATCGAGCCAGTAGGAGCGGGTCAGCCGGTCGATGTTGCCCGCCTGCAACGCGGCGATGGCGGCCTCGGGGTTCAGGAAGCCGGGGAAGTTCTGGTTGATCCACGTCAACTGCTGCTGAATGCCCGCCCTGGTGATCGGCGTCAAGCTCGCCGGCAGCACCCGGCAGGACACCTGGTCAAGGAGGTCGGCGCCCTGAAAGCCGGCGAGCGGCTCCCAATCCTCAAGCCCACGGACTTCCAGCAACCGCGGTTCGGTGTAATGCCGGGCCACCAACAGAAGGCAGTGACGCATCAGCCGTGAATGCCACTCCCCGAGGTCGCCAAGGAAGGATTGCCAGCGGTTCAGCGACTGCTCGATCCCGGACTCCAGTGTCGCGGCGGCAAGGTTGGGGGCCGGATCGACCTGCTGATCGGACGCGACGTTGCGCATGTCGTCAACGGCGCGCTCAATGATCTGAAACAGCGACTGCGGCACCGCAGGCGGCTGTTCCCATTCGGGCTCCTTGCCGCTGATCGGCCGGTAGTAGCGCACCGCGCCCGGAACGTCGTCGGGGGTGCCGATCAGCGACCCGACCGGTGCTTTCATCTGCGGATTCAGACACCTGTTCTTCCACTCGACCAGCTTGTTGAACGCGTCCTGGATGGTGCGCTGAAAATCGACGAGCTGCCACGTCAAGCCAAGGTCGTTGTCGGTGTCAGCATCAACCTTGTAAACGAGACGATGTAGTAGCGGCTCGTCGAGGCTGGTGCCCTTGGCGTCCTGAAGCGGGTACGGGCCCCACCACGTTGGGCAGGATGGGTCGATCAATCGGTAGTCGACGATCGGCTTGCCGTTCGCGACGGTGATCGTCCGTCCGGACGGCCATTTCGGGCATGGCCGCTCGAAGTATTCGGTGACCATCACGAGGTTGTCGTTGCGGTCCCGGTCGGTCGGAATGTCGCTCGCCGAGGCGTCAGCAACCAGCTTGACCGTCGGAATGAAGCCGGGGGTTTCCTTGACATCCTCGAGGGGCCTTGCGCGTTCGATGGCGTACCAGCGGGAGTCGTCGAAGTCGACGCCGGCCTCCCCGTAGGCCTGGTTGCCGTTGAGGACCAGGACTTTGATCTCGCCCTGACCAACCCACTCGTCTTGCCCGGTGTTCGGGTCGGTTGTTTGGAGGTACGGCCCGACGTTCGGATCGAAGTACGGCAACGCGTATCCGACGCCGCCCTGCCCGATCGCCAGCCGCGTTGTCTTCAGGGTTGCGGTGCGGAGCCGCCACTTGTCATAGCCGTACAGCGCGACCTTCTCGGCGAGGCTGGCGGCACCGATCGTCGTCGGATCGGTCGATGACGGCGTGATCTCGTAAGACGGGACGCGCTGTGTGGCGGCAGAGACCTTGGCGTCAACGATCGGGCCGATGTAGTTGTACTTGTTGCGCACCCGGTGGGGGGGCTTGCCGGTCCCGTTAACGCTCGTGACGGTCGACTGGAAGTTCAGGGCGCCTTTGCCGTCGAGATACCAGTAGGTATCGCCCCTTTCAAACCGCATGCACAACCGGCGTTTGGCGGCGTAGCGCAGCATCTGTTTGCGGCCGCGTTCCATGCTCTGCTTGACATCGGTCGGAATGGTGGTGTCAGCCAATAGCGTTCTCGGCGGCCATCAGGTGCTCAGCAAGTTCGTCTTTGGTCATGTCCTCTCGGCCAGCCCAGAAGCCATCGTCGTCGTCGGGCAGCGCGGGTTGCGGCATCGACGGCAGCTCGGTTTGGATGGAGTGGTCGGTGACGGCCTGTTCGGGCGCTTGGATGCGCTGCGCCATATTCTGCACGAGCGCGATGAGGGCGGCGGTGTCGGGGCTGGGTGTGGCGCGCTCGGCGGCGTGGTGGGCAAGCAACTGGTCGATCCTGAATTCGTGATGGCGGATCGTGGCCAGCAGCGCGCCGAACGACGCGAGCAGGGCGATTAGAAGAGCGATCGTCATGAGCCACGGAGCTGTAGAAGCACCTGAAGGATCGGAGTTGCGCCCGCTGCAATCGTTGCGTTCGTGACGACCGCGATCGTAAATCCCGAGCCCGCCAACGCCGGCACGTTGAACGGCGTGCTATAGACAGGCGGCATCGCGTTCGCTGCTGGTGTCGTCACGACCGCCGTGTTCCCGCCGACCGTCGCGGCGACCGTCTGGTCGTACGCGAGGACCGCTCCGCCCGCGGCCGACATCCGCAACTGGCCGGCGTTCAACGCGTTGGCGAGCTTCCGGGGCGTCGAGTAGTCCGGCAGGATCGGGCCGTAGTCCGTCAGGCGCGAATGGCCAACGCCGTCGAGGCGCATGATCGCGGGAGATGCCGGGCCAGCCAAACCATGAGTGACGCCAGGCACTAGGCGAAGAACCAGCAGTCGATGGTTGCTGCGTTGATGACCCGCAACGCGGCGAGACTGTTGCCGTCATACTTCCATTCCGCGCTCGCCGCGATCGGGTAACCAACCGTCGCGGTCGGCGCAGTGCCGTCATCCCTGATACGGATCTGGGCAGTCGGCACCAGCAGCACCCGTGTCGCACCAGCAGGCAGCACGCCGTTCGTGCACAACGACGCAAGGGTGGCTGCCGCAGTGGTGCTCGTGACCTGCTGATAGCCCTTGCTGTTGCTGTCGCTATCCACCCGCAGCGGATTGGCGTCGGTTCCTGGAACGGGACTCATGCCGCAACCTCCTTCTTCGGCCGGCCGGTCTTCTTGCGCTCCACAAACCCGCGTGAGGCGAGGATGTCGATCGCCTCAAACCGGGCCTCCAGATCGTCGCGCTCCGTCGTGATCTTCTCGAGCTCGGCTTGCACAGCCGCGAGTTCGGTCGCAGCCTCGTGATATTCGGCGCGGGACGGCAGGCCGATCAGGCGAGCCATCTCCTTGACCGCCTTGACACTCACGTAGACGTGGTTGTCAAAGCCGTCCATCTCTGACCCGGTATCGATGTAGCCGAGCTCGTCATGGCCGCTGATGAACGGGATGACGGCGCAACGGTGCGGCCGGATCGCCGCGACCTCGACCCACCTCACCGGGCCTCCGCAGGCTTGAAGGCCAGCAGGCCGTCCTGGGCGTGACCGCTCAACGGCTGATAGACGATGCGTTGCTGATCGGTCACTTCGCGCTCCCGGCCGCACCCGCACAACGACTGGGAGTCGTCGACGAACCGGATGTAGACCTGTGACTTCTCGACGCCGGGCATGTCGCCCCCGGAGTCGGCGTAGGTGTGCTCCACGACCTGCCGGATCGCGGGGACCTGTTCCTGGCGGTAGCCGTCACACCGCGGGTCGGGGCAGTGCGCATAGCCGGTGATCTCTTGGTCGGTGACGCGCGGCATCAGAACAGCTCCGCCGCGGCCTGGTTGACGCGCTTGGCGAGGCCGATCATGCCCTCGCGATCAAAGCTGCCTTTGATCGTCACGGTGCATGCCGAGTCGGTGTGCTTGTACGTCTCGACATTCTCCGGCGGCGGGCTTGGCTTGGAGGCCGGCTTTTGGGCCGGGGCCTTCTTGGCGGCGGGCTTGGTCTTGGTGGCTGCCATCACAGTCCCTTCGTTGATCTCTATGACATTGCCCCCATGGGGGGCGCCTCAGGTTCGCGACGCAACCACTCAGCAGGCGGCGCCATATTTAGGGCCGGGTCCCACCCAAGGTTGCGGGCGGGCGCCTCAAGCTCGGCAACATGGTCGTAGGGCCGGTACATCGCCAGATAGCGGAGGGCGTCGAGGCGATGGTCGTTCTGTTTGATCGGCTTGAACTCGCCGTCAGCGCGGTCCTCGGCGGCGTACTCGTCGGCCTCGTCGCGCAGACCGCGGCAGTCCTCGCTGATCCAGATGCGCTTGTGTTGAATCCTTGACCGGATCTGCTGGATGCCGGCCTCCACGTTGTTCTGGCCGTGCTCGCAATAGATCCCCAACCGGGCGAGGGCTCCCTCGACGGTCTCGGCATTGACAGCCGCCCGAGCCCTGGCGGCCGGGTCGATCACGAACGACACCTTGGCCTGCCCGACACCCCACTGCTTCAAGACACCAGCGATCTGCTTGGCGTAGTCATCCGGGGTGCCGTCCTGGATCAGCAGCTCGTCAAAGACGCTAAGCGTGTTGTCTGAGTCGAAGCCGCCGAAGACCAGGCCCGCGTTGCGGATGCCCGGGTCGATTGACACGACGACATCCAGGCCCCGGACCGTCTCACCGCTCGGCGCCGGTACAACCCTGCGTTCGAAGTCGGTGTAGATCAGGCCGCCAACATCAACGAAGTCACCGAACTCGCGGGCCCGTCGCCACAAATCAGACGAGAGCGCGCCGAGAAAGCGTTCCTTGGCTGCCTCATCCAGCGTCGGGTTGTCATGAATCGAGCCCTTGATAACCGTGATGTCCGGGTGCTCACGCTTCTTGAAGATCTCGCGCCTGATCCAGCCCGTATTGGCCTTCAATGGCGTCATCGCGAACAGCTCATACCCCCCGAAATCCACCAGGCGGCCAAGGCACTCCTCCCTGATCTCAAGCGGCGGCGGCTCATCAAAGCCGACGACGTGGCCCTTCCAGCCACCGAACTTCGCAAGGTCCTGCTCATAGGTCATGAACTGAATCGACGACCCGTTCTTGAAATCCAGCCGGCGGTCCGGGGCGCCCTTGATCGCCTTATCAAACGACCCGCCCCTCAACTGTGCTGGCGGGCACCACTGACGGAACGCCGGCAGAATCACGCTCTCGAGCAGCTGGAATGACGGGTTGACGATCCGGCACTGCGTGCCCCGAGGGGCAGTGTCCGCATCCCACCGCTTGAACGGCAGCAGCCACGGCGGCAGGCACTCCCGATCACAACACTCGATCAACAACCTGACGGCTAGCGCCGTCGTCTTGCCAAACCGGTTGCCCGCGAACGCCGCCACCACCGGGGTACGGGCCTCAAAGAACGGGGCCTGCGCCACGTGCGGCTCAAACGCCTGCAACGGATTGCCCTCAAGCAGCTCGTCAAGCGCCGCGAGCTCCCGCGCAAAATCCTTGTCATCAGCAAGCGCAGGATCAGCCCGCACCAACGCCCGCAGCCCAGCCACCCGCTCGCTGATCGTCGGCACACAGCACCCCTCTCAGGGCGCGCAGCCCCCTACAACGTGCCAGTACCCCCACAGCCCGGGCACTGCCCGATGCCGCGAAGCTGGCCCGACCCATTGCACTTCGGACAGGAACGCACAAGAGAAGGGGTCAGCCCAACACGCCGACAGGAAGCAGAAGCGGCTGGCGACCAGGTTGTTTCGCCGCCACTTACGCGGGGTTTTTCGTGATCCTGACCCGACCGCTGCTCGACGCCCAACGTCTTCTCCAACGCCCGCTCAACCCACCGAGACCACGACACATCGCCGCGCTCTACGTCGATGGCATCCGCAAGCTCTTGGCTCAGCCTGATCGACCTGCGGACCTCTTTGCTCACGCCGCGAACGCTAACTGATCGACACGAGCGCCCTTCAACGAATTGCAGATGAAATGAGCGGTCTGCACATTCGCATACGCATGCGCCCCGCCAAGCGCCAACGGCAAGATGTGATCCAGCGTCGCCGCCAAAGGATCGGGAACCACCGCCTCGCGGACGATCGGCTTCCCGCACAACCGACACGTCCAGCCATCCCGAGCGAAGACCCGCGCCCGATACACGCGCTCCCCACCATCAGCCCTACGGCGATCATCACGCAACCGCCGTCCCGCACGCTTGCCGCAGAGCGCCGAGCAATAGCGGTCACCCTTCCCCGACACGACCACGAACGGCGCGCCGCAAGCCGCACACTCGCCGGCGACGAACAGCCGAACCAAGGGGCGAACCGTCAACCGACAAGCAGGCCCACCGCGAGTCACGAACCGAAAGACCTTCCGAGGCGGCGACCTCACCGGACGGCAGGCATCACACAGCACGCGCTGGCCGACGCCCGGCTCGAAGATGCCGCCGCACCCCAGGCAGGACTTCCGACGAGGGCAGCCGCCTCGGCAATGCCTCTGGTGAGCCCGTACCGGAACGAACGGATCTCCGCAACGCTCACACACCCGCGAGGGAAGCGGGACAAAGACGCTCCGTCGCCGCAAGTACGCCTGCCGGGCCGAATACCGAGACGAGCACAACTGCGAGCAACACCGCGCGTCGACACGCCCAGGAACAAACCAGTCCCCACAGCGCAAGCAATTCCGCGGCTCCAACACAACATCAGTATGTCAGACAAGTAAGACAAGTCCGTTTGCTGAACGAACCTGACGGACGCTCCCGAATCAGTAGACGCGATCGGTGAGGTTTGCCTACTCCCCCCGCCCCGTGGCGTGTCCATGTGCCCGTGCACCGGCTTGCTGGGAGGGCTTGTGGGATGCAACCGTGGGCAGCAACACACTGTGTGCGCCCGTGCCTGTTGAGGTTTGTGCGTGCCGGCATGGCACCACTCACCACTTGAGCTGGTCACACGGGAGCGCGTTAGGACTG